TACTATTTCGTCTAGTGGTCCTTTGAGGAAAGTTCCAGCAAAAGCTCCAGTTGACGTTGATACGGCAGGAATGATTCTTGTTAAATCTTTTTCCTGTACGAGAACACCTGGTGATACTTGAAATGCCATTAGGTTTTCTCCTTTTAATTAGCTAATTTAATTTTAAAATAATCAAAACTCGTAAGTTTTCTTACGCCCATAGTCAAATCTCATTACTACGGATATTTATAATTTGCGTAAACTAGAGCCCTTTTCTCACTACTGGATACCAAACTGTTCCATATTCATCTGTTTCTGGTTTTTCCCAGTCAGGTATACCATCATCTACAAATCCAAAAGGTGCCATATCTTGTTCTATTAATTTTTCTTGCTCTTCATATAATTGTTGTCTAGCATTTGTATTAGTCAATTCTTTAAAGAAGGCTTGATTAGATAACCAACCAAATAATACAAGACAAGTCATTAAATCATCATTACATCCGTCTTCAGCTTTCCAAGAATTACCTCTACGAGAAAATGTTGACATTTCTTCTATGATATTAAAATCATTAATGATTACTTTATCACCTTCAATCAATGTTTTGATATTAGAACAACCAATTTTTTTAATTTGTTTTGTCATACGAACACCAAAACCACTTCCTCTTCCACTATATCCTGCACCTAAAATCTGTCCTGCTCGTCCTCTTTGTGTAGTCATTAATAGATTAGAGTACTCTAATTCATAATTTAAAGCTTCACCTATTTGCTGTCCTATATCATTTGTTTCAACAAGTATTTCTGCTTTGTTATATCCTGTACAAGCTTTAGATATTATATGTGGAAACAAAATAGGTTTAACTTCATTACTTTTATATTTTGCTACAATTTTATAAGGCATTTGTGTTACATCAAAAATTAAAAATGCTGAATAATCTCTCTCCACTCCTCTTGCTACATCAACTGTGCAAACATAATTTCTACCATTTACAGGACTTTCAAACACATCTAAATTACCACTTGAAGTTATTGGTGTCATATAAGGAGTTGCTTTAATTTTAATTGGTGAAATTAATGTATCAACACTACCTAAAAATTCACACTCAAACTCTTGTTGGAATTGTTCTTTAGATGTATTTCTTATAGTCATTTCTTTCCAAGATTCATCTCTTCCTGGAACTTCCGACCAATGCACCTCAATAGGAATATAATCATTTTTACCAGTTTCAGAATCCATCCATAATTTATAAAACTGATTCATACCGTGTGGGGTTGATACAATAACAACCTTTGAAGTTTTACCAGATGTAATAGTAGGGTAAACGGAACTAAAAAACATTTCAGCAATGTTAGCAGGTACGAAAGCAAACTCATCAAGAAATATTATATTATATGTACCTCCTCTTATTGCACTTGAAGATGTAGCAGCAGCAATAATTTGAGATTTATTTTCTAATTCAATACTACCTTTATTCCAATTGATTACACCTTGCTGTAACCATTTAGGTAAATTTTCATATGCAAGTTGTAGTCTTCCTAATATATCTCTAGCAGTTGAAGATTTATTAGCAAGAATTGCTATGTTTGAATTTGGATTAAATATTGCAAAGTGTAAAAGGTATGCAATTGTTGTAGTAGATTTACCTGATTGTCTAGGTAGTTTTGCAATCGTAAAACGATTATTATGTATTGTTCTTACTATCTTTTTTTGGAAAGGATATAATTTAAAATCTATAAGACCTTCGTCAAGAGAAACTATTTTAAACCATTTCTCCATAAAATATATTGGGTCTTTAGCACATCTATCAAACTCCAAAACTTCTTCTTTAGTAAATTCAACTGCTGTATTTACTTTCTTTAAATTTGGGTTTCCTAAATATGCGTCTGTTACACTCATTGTTTTGCCTCTTCTGGTATATATTTATTATCCACAATATACCCCATCCAGCCAGTTATAATATATTTGTCGTGGTGTTTGGTAATTTGTCCACTATGCGTATGAGTAAAATCTGTTGGCCAAATAAGCGTTAATCCTTTTTTAGCAGGAGTTGTTAAATTCTGATATTTAAAATGTGTACCACCTTCAGGAACATCATTTAAATAAGTCATCCAAACAAGACAACGATTTTCCATTATACCCATTCTTTCAAAATGCTCAGCAAAATAACCTGCTCCTGGAGAATAGTATTGTATATTTGCTCCTTCAATCATTCCAAATTTATTAAGCTGTTGAACTTCAGGATATTTCTTTTCATATAGTCCAATAATTTCTTGCAATTGTTTTGTATATTTTACAAAAGGTTCACCAATAAAATTTTGATGAAGACCTAGGTCTATAGAATCTTTTTGGTGCTTCTTAACACTGTAAGGTCCACCTATAACTCCTGGCTTTTGATGTTCTTTTTTTGATTTAAATAAGGTTATAAGTTCATCACAAATTTTAGGATCAATATACCAACCTGCAATAAAACTATTATGTGGTAAAATATATTCTTTTAATTCACTAGATTTTTTTGCTTGGCTCATCTTTAATAGTTTCATTTTCACGTTTTTTATTTAACATTTTTTGTAATTCAGCAGTTGAACCTACGAACAAAGCATTTTTAATATTCGCACTTGTTCTTCCAGGTAAATCTTTTAAATCTTTTAATTTCTTTTGTAAGTCTTGTAGTTTATCTACCGTATCGCCAACTTGTCCAATTAACTGACCAACAACTTCATATGCTCTAGGGTGTTGTCCTTCTTTTGCAATATCTAATATTCCTTGTATTGCTTCTTGTCCCTTTTCTATTAAATTGTAATAGTTTTCTCTACTGTAATCAGAATCTTTATCTAAATATTTTTCTACAGTAACACTTTTTCCAGTATCTCTTGGTACTGGTACTTCAAATTTTTGAGGTTCAATTTTTTTACTATCTAAACCTAATATTTCATTTACACTATCTTCTAATTTACTCATTATTCATCTTCTCCTGTTACTGGATTATATTTCTTTGTATCATCATAAAAAAATATATTAGTTGTAAATCCAAAATCATCATCAGCATCCGCCGTTTCAGGTTTAGGTATAACTATAATTCTTTCCTCTCTTGATAAAGGAGCATCCGTAGATGTTCCTAAATCTGATTGTGCTTTTCTGATAATCTTACCTTTTGCCATAGGTCCATATAAGTAAGTTTTAGCAGTAAACGCTAAAGTATATATAACAGCTCTTCGCTTATTAAATTCACCATCATAAGTATCTTCATAACTTACATCATTTAAAATTATTGGTATATCTCTTTTAAGACCTAATTCAGGAATTACATTAACTGTAACTGTATAATCAGGTTGAAAATAAGGTAGTATTTGTTCAATAATCTGTAATCCGTTTTCTGCTGTTGCAGTAAAAGAATAAAGGTTAAAACTTATATCATATGGTACAGGTGTATAATTAAAATTATGTACTGTTGAATCATCTGTTTTAACTTTAAATGTTTTTTGAATTTTATTTAATTTTCTAGTAGCGTCATATTTTAATCCTTTTAATTCAAATCCCATTCTAGGTAAAGTAATTGCAAAGGTTCTACCCTTTTGCAAATTTGCTTGTTGTTCTAATCTAGCTATAAATTTTTCTTTAGGTGCATATGCTAAAGGCACACGTATTCTTTTAGTAATAGCTCCTGTACTAGATTTTTGTTGAAGAATTATATTATTAAAAATTTGACCAAACGCAATAGTTAATTTTCTTAAACCTTCATTATAAAAATGAGTACCAAACATTATTCGTCAACCTCCCCAAAAGGATTTCTTTCAGTAAAATCTAATATATCATCTGAAACAGTAAGAGTATCATAACCCGCTTCTGTATTTAAATCTAAATTATCTGCATAAGGTGATTGTGTTTGTATATTAGATACTACGTAATCTTCATTTAATAAAAATCCTGGTTGTCCTGTAGAATAATCGTGGTAGTCTTCTAACTGTACCGAACCTGCTCCATATATAACTTCTACTCCATATTCCAATGTCATTTTATATTGCAACTGGTCTAGTGTATGTGTATCTTCGTGTTGGTCAATAGTTTGTAAACCAGTATCAAGTTTTTCACTTGCATATTCCCAACGAGTGACTTTAAGTTTATAAACTGGCAGATTGCCTAATTGGAAAAATGGTTCTTGGTCTTCTACAAATAAAATTTCAAAAAAAGATTTCATCAA